CGGGCCGGTGGTGCTGTTACCAGCAGCAGGGCCGCTGCAGTAACTGTCAGCCCTGCGACAACGGCAGATGGTGCCAAGGCCACCACGGATATCGCCCTGTACTTCAATCGGTCGTTGTTCCTGCTGGACGCCACAGGACTGACGGCGGGCGATCAGCCCTACTTCGATGATGTCCTTTTCCTCAACCGTGTAACGACGGCTGCCCCCAAGACCGGCACGGCCGATGCCGTCATCACGACGACGCAGATAGCTAGCGGGGCGGTCAGCAGCTCGCGCAGCGTCACCCAGGCCGCTAGCACGACCCAGACGGCTTCGGGGTACTGCTCGGTTAGCGCCACTGCCAGCCAGAGTGTCACCCCGACGCAAGCAGCGGCTCTAGGAGTCAATGCCAAGACTGGGACAGCTGCTCTAGCCATCACAGCCACAGGAGCGGGCGCGGGAACAGGCGCCAAGTCCACTGGTGCCGATCAGGCCGTCAGCACGACTCAGGCAGCTGCGGGTAGCAAGTCCATCGGCGCCTCGGCGGATCTTGTCGTCGCGACGACGCAGACAGGCACTATTGGTGCGTTCCAGGTGTCCTCGACAGCAGTCTGGACTGTCACCACGGTCGGCACTGTCACTCCTGGTGCGATCGCCGATCAGGCCACGGCCGATCTGGTAGTCAGCCCTGTCACTGTCGCTGCTGGCAGCAAGACCATCAGCACTGGGGCCACTGCCGTCACGGTGACGACCAGCGCAACCGCTGCGCTCTCGGCCATCGTGGATACGGCTACCGCTGATCAGAGCGTCGCCACTGCCCAGACAGCTGCCTTGGGTGTCAACGCCAAGACTGGTACGGGCGTTGGGACGGTCACGGCTACCGGTGCGGCGGCCGGCAGCGTTGCCAAGTCATCCACCGCGGCTCTGACCGTCACACCGATCCTCATAGCGAGCGCGGGTGGCTCTCTTAAGTCAGCTACGGCCGCTTATGACTTCAGCAGCGTTGGTGGGGGCGGGGGATCTCCTGTCATTCGACCCGCATCCTGGACACCTGGCGGGCAATGGTCTACCGGATACGTCCCCTCACCACCGACACCAACGTGGGATGACAACGCTTATGGTGTCGTCACCTATTACGACGCAGCCTGGGTCGATCTGACATTCGATACCACGAGCATTCCTGCGGACGCGACGATCACCTCGTGGAGCGTCTCCGTCACGCTCAGGGGTGACAGCTCCTGGGGAAGCACGGCCTATGATTTCCAGCTGCTTGAAGGCGCAACTGTCCGAGCGAGTGGTTCGGCGCTAACCGACTACGACAATGTCGTCAGTTGGGGTACTGCCCCTGCCGTGTGGCGGGGAACTGCAATCCCCTACCGGATCTACATCCTCAACACGGACTACGACTACCAGCTGGGGATGAACATCTCCCATCTGAAGATCGATGTCACCTACACCGCTGCTAGCTCGGGGATCAGCGGAACTGGCAGTGGGCTCGTCACGGACTACGGGGTAGTGACGGCGACGATCACTCCTAGCACGCAGGCTGTGGGGCTAGTCACCTCCTCACGCACCGCTTCGCTGATGGTCACGCCTGTTACTGCTGCCGATGGCATCGCCTTTGCGCCCATCAAGTACGGGGATGCTGATCCCCTCCTGGTCCTGGTCACCACAGCAGCTGCGGGTAGCGTGGCCAAGTCGGCCACGGCTGTGGGGGCAGCATCGACCGTCACTAGCGCAGCAGGCACCAAGTCGATCAGTGAATCCGCCGCCACGGTCACCGTGTCCTTGGTGCCTGCTGCGGCTGGCACAGCTTCCAAGAGCACGGCGGCCAGCCAGAGCGTCACTACCACGCAGACGGCCTCAGCCGCGGCCATCGAGGACACCGCTACCGCTGCGTGGATTGTTACCACCACCCAGAGTGCTGCTGGCTCAGTCAGCAAGGCCACCACTGCCGCTCTGAGTGTCACCACGACCCAACTGGCGGCCGGCACAGTCGCCAAGAGCGCCACAGCCAGCCTGACCGTCGCACCAGTGACTCAGGCCGCCTTGGGGGCCAACACCAGCTCGACCTCGGCCTCCCTCGCTGTCGTCGCGACTCCAGCCGCTGCTCTGGGTAGCGTGAGCAAGAGCGGAACAGCCGACCTTGTGGTCTCCCCCGTCCCCACGGCTGTTCCGCTCCCGATTGCCGATGAGTCCTCGGCTGACGCAACGGTGTCAACACTGCCGGCAGCGTCCGGCAGCGTCAGCAAGAGTGCCACAGCTAACGTCACCGTCACCACGACCCCGCTGGCCGGCGCCTCTAATGCGTCCTCGACCGCTGTTTCGCTGACGCTGTCATCGATTACCACGGCATTTGGCGCCTTGAGCAAGGCCACAACGGCCGATCAGGCTGTCGCTACCACGCAGCTTGGAGCGTTGGGGGCCAACTCCAAGTCAACTGATGCTGCGCTTGGAGTGACCACCTCGAGCGCGGCTGACCCGCTGCCGATCACTGACTCGGCGACCGCTGATCTGACCACCAGCCCACTGACGCTTGCCGCGTTGGGGGTTGTCGAGAAGGCCTCGACGGTGGGGCTGGTGGTCAGTCCTTCTGCTAGCGCAGGCGGCGTGGTTCAGGATCTGGCTTCCGCTGACCAGCAGACGACCACCACGACCACAGCGGCCGGCACCACGAGCAAGACCACCAGCGCCTCACTGAGCGTCTCCACGACCACTACAGGGGCGCTGGGAGCAGTCACCAAGGCCACTAGTGCCAACCAGACTGTCACGACCAGTACGACTGCTGTGCCGCTGCCCATCACGGACTCGGCCACCGCGAGCGCAACGGTGGGCATCACCACCGCGGCTGCCGGTACGGCCAGCAAGAGCGCCACGGCCGATCTCGTCGTCACCACGTCTGCTACAGCAGCACCTGAGGGCACAGCTGTCACTAATCCACTGGTGGTGGCCACGACAGGCGCTGCAGCGGGCACGGTTGCCAAGAGCACCAGCGCTGCCCTAGTCACCGCGCCGACAACCACCGCGGCCCCCGGTGCCATGACCAAGGGTGCGTCAGCTGACTACGCAGTCCTCCCCTACGCCGGGTCCAACCTCTTGGGCAACCCTTCGTTCGAGACCAACACGACTGGATACTCCCTCTACTCGGGAGGATCGCTTGCTCGTAACAATGCTGATGCACACGCAGGTGCCTACTCCCTGCTGGTGACCAACGGTGCGACTCCCGCCGCCTACGGCGTGAACATGGCTGTCGGCCAGTACATGACGGCGGGTCATACCTACGTCCTCACCGGCTGGGCCAAGTGGGTATCGGGTACCAATTCCATCCCGTGGACCTGCTCGAACTACATGGGCAATTCCATGCCCGGTGGACTGTCGCTCAACAGCACATGGCAGCAGTTCAAGTTGACCACACAGGTTGTCACTAACCCCGTGACCAACTTCGACTCGTCGTTCTACTACGGGTCGTTAGCGGCTGCTGGCTCGTCGTTCCGCATGGACGATCTGGCGCTGTATGACCTGACCACACTGAATATGACGGCTTCCCTTGGCGGGAAGAGCATCTCCGCCACGGCCAGTCTCACGGTTACCCCGACGCCTGCTGCTTCTGCTCAGGCAGCGACGAAGACTGCATCAGCGAGTCTGGTCATCAGTCCTGCGCCGCTTGCCGCTGGCGATCGCTCATTGCTGGCTACAGCTGACTTGACCATCAGTCCCCAGACGGCCGCTGATGGGGATCTGTCGGCTGAGTACACGGCCGATCTGGCTGTCACTCCCCTTACTGGCGCCTCGGGGTACATCACCCAGAGTGCTACGGCCAGCCTGCTCGTCACGACTACGACGTCGGCTACGCCGCTGCCGATCGCGGACACCGCCACTGCTGATGTGGTCGTGTCAACGGCTCAGACGGCCAATGGATGGTCAAGCAAGAGCGCTACGGCAGCCTGGACCGTCACCTCGACCAGCACTGCGAGGGTTGAGGAGGAAGCTGGGGCCAGCGGAGCGGTCAGCACCACCCCTACAGCCGCGGGCGTGGTCACCAGGTTCACCAGTGCCACCCAGACGGTGGCGACCACTCCTACAGCCGGCGCCTCCCACATCGTGTACGGCATCGCTGCGGGACAAACCGTCTCCACTGGCACGGCCATCCCCTCGCCCATCACCGATGCCTCGGGTGCCTCCCTCTACACGATCCCGCTCACCCAAGCCACCGGCACGGTGAACAAGAGCTCCTCTGCCAGCGTCACGGTGACCCCAGAGAGTCGTGCAGCGGCGCTGAGGTACGCCTACGCCACCGCGGCCCTTCTGGTGGCTCAGGAGGCCTCAGGGAGCGGCTCACGGGAGGCTCTGGCCACTGCCGACCAGCTGGCCACCCTGCTCACCGAGGCGGGCGCCTGGTGCCTCAAGCTTGCTGAGGCAGGGCTCGAGGTAGATCCCATCCCCTGGTCCCAGGGCTCGATCCTGACGAGCTGGTATGGCGAGGCTCATCAGGTGGTCGAGGTGCTCACAGCCGCGGCCGGCCGGATGAAGACACGCGAGCGCTGGGGATACCTGAGGCTGTAATGACAGCGTTGGGATGATGAATCCATGACCAAAGGGGACCTGGATGCCATCCAAATCTGGGGGAGACCCCTCAAGCCGGTGGCATTGGGTCTGACCTGGTACATGATCTGCCTGTTCATCTTCAACCTGTTCGCCAACGGCCTGCTCGACGACACCCTGGTCTCCCACATCGTCCTGGTGATGTCGGGGGTCTCGGTGTTCTCGTTGATCGGCGGGTGGGTGTTCAAGAGCCAGCATCTGGCGGAGGCTGGTCTGTTCGTCTCTGGCCTGACCGCCGTGCTGCGCAGCGCATTTCTGCTCGCTTATGGAGGGGGAGACGTGGTGGGCGTCTGGCTCGGTATTGGGGTGGCCATCGTGGCGCTCGGCTCGTTCTTGCTGGAGCGGGCGGATGAGAGCGCAGCATCATGGAGGTTGTAGCGGAGGCGATCTGGGAGTCCGAGCAGGTGGCGTCAGCCGTCTCGCTCCTCATCATGGCCATCGCGGGTGCGGTGACCCTGTACGCCTCAAGCCACTGGTCGGCTACGAAGCGCGAGGAGCGCAAGAGGCTCAAGGACACGCCTGAGGACGACGAACGAGACTCCTAAGACCAAAGTGGTTTAGGGTGCCCTCAGGATGACCGTCTGGGGGTTTGATCTTGGAGTCAGGAGCCTCTACGCCGCCCGCATTGAGGGCGGGAGTCTCGACCTCTTCTCCTGCAAGCTCGTCATCCACAAGCAGGACCGCTGGGAGGAGCTCTACGCCCTCGCCCAGTGGATCAAGGGACTCGGTATCGACGGCCCCAGCTTCATTGAGGAACCACCCCTCGCAGGCTCGAGGAACCTCCAGACCTTCCTACACCTGGCACAGGTATCTGGGGTGGTCAGCGCCGCAGCACGACCCTCCACTCTCGTTCCTGTTTCATCGTGGAAGCTGGGGACGATAGGACGTGGCAACGCGACAAAGGACCAGGTTGCCGACTGGCTGCGTGCTCGTCATGCCTCGTGGTACGCCCTGTGTGGAGGGGACCAGAACTCCATCGACGCCACCTGCATCGGGCTCTACGGCCTGGGTACGAGCGGACTTGGTGCCCAGTGACCCGTGGGTGCCCACGCCCACTGAGGTCCGGGACTACAAATGGGCGCTGTTCCCCGAGTGGCATGCCTCAGCGCTGTGCCGCACGATCGACAAGCCTGACGAGGTGTTCTTCGGGGAGCGGGACGACTCCCACAAGACCTCCCTCACGGTGATCCAGATCCGTGAGGTCAAGAGCTTCTGCCGGCAATGCCCGGTCTTCCAGGACTGCCTCGAGCACGCCCTGACCACTCCTGAGCGCCATGGGATCTGGGCGGGGACCTCCAAGAGGACCCGGCTGCGGATTCTCGCCCTCGTAGACTTGGGGGAAGTGACCATCGCCGAGGTCATCGACGACTACCTCGCGGGGAGGGAACGCAAGTATGAGTCCATCCGCCGCTAGCAAGTCCCGGGCCAAGGTCAAGGACATGGAACTCGTCCTGCCCCGTGAGGATGGGATCCGGGGATCAAGCATCGACGACCCGGGCTACCGGGCCTATCAGCTCCATCTGCAGGGCAAGGACTGGGAGACAGTCGCCAAGGAGACGGGGTACCAGGACGGGTACGTCGCCCAGGTGGACGTGCGGAAATACATCCACCGCGCCGCCCTCGAGATGGATCGAGCCAACAAGCTCGAGGTCATCGGGATCGAACTGGCGAGACTGGACGCCCTGCAGAACGCGGTGTGGGACGACGCCATGGAGGGGGACACCAAGGCCGTCGATGCCGTACTCAAGGTGATGAGCCATCGGGCCAAGCTCCTGGGGCTCGAGGTCATAGCCGCGGGGGCAAGCGAACTGCAGCAGGCCAAGACAGTGATCATCCAAGGGAACTCCGAGGAGTACATCAAGGCGTTGACCTTGGTTGAGTCTGATGCCTAGAGACAAGGATGATAGGCCCCTTGATAATCTGGGGTTTATCAGACTAGGGTCTGGGTGGGTGCCACTGGAATGGGTGGTGATGATCAAGTGCCTCAACCCCCAAGGGCAGGTGCAGTACCGCGAGCTGACCTCCAAGACGCTTCATCCCGTGGAGGCCTTGGGGATGCTCACCACCATGGGGGACACGATGCGGAACAGGTTGATGCGGGATGCCCATAACTACCGGGCGGACGAGTGATCACCAAGGTCTGCGAGCACTGCGAGGCGTTGGTTGCTGTCGAGGACTGGTACTTCCACCAGCAGGCCCACATTCCTCACTTCAAGCAGATGCACCTCGACTGGTGCCAGGACGCCACCTGCCATTGGCGGGAGTACACCCCTAGAGAGGACTGACATGCCCACGCCAGACCTGTACCACCGCTTCGCCTACCACCCGCCGTCACGCGATGACGTGAGGCAGAATCACGAACTGGTGCGGGCTGAGTGCTACCGCCTTGCCCAGATCCTTGATGCCCTGCCCGATGGGCGGGAGAAGGCCCTCGCCCTGACCAAGATCGAGGAAGTGATGTTCTGGGCCAACGCTGCGATAGCGAGGAACCAGTGAACGCCATCATGGACTTCTCCGACGCCCTCAGGGCGCTCAAGGCAGGACACCGGATGTCCCGCGTGGGATGGAATGGCGCCCACCAGTGGATCGCCCTTCAAGAGCCTGACGAGCACTCAGCGATGGGCCTGCCCTACCTGTTCATCAGGACGGTCAGCGGGCAGTTGGTGCCATGGCTGGCCTCCCAGACCGACCTGCTGGCTGTGGACTGGTACGAGGTGGAGGAATGAGCGATCCTCTTGATGGACTGCCTACCTATGAGGAGATCTTCGATCCTGAGGTGACGTGGTCCTGCCAGGACTGCGATGAGTCGGGCATAGGGCGTGAGGAGATGTTTGTCCACGCTCAGGGGCACATGGACATCAAAGGGGATGCGTTCATCAACGTGAAGGGGTTGAGCCTTCCATGATCAAGGAGACTGGCTATGCCACAGCGACCTCCAACTGAGGCTGAGTTCTGGGCAAGGGCTGAGCCAGACGGGGAGTGTCTCATCTGGACTAGATCCAAGATCGCCAAGGGCTACGGGCGCGTGAGGATGCTGGGCGAGGTAGCGGCCCATCGTGTCGCCTACAGACTGGCTCATGGGGATATCCCCGAGGGGATGCTCGTGTGCCACACCTGCGACCGTCCAGACTGCATCCAGCCCGCGCATCTGTTCGTTGGTGATCAGGGCGACAACATGCGCGACATGTCCTCCAAAGGGCGTGCTGCCAACCAGCAGAGGAGCCATTGCGTGGCTGGGCATGAGTTCTCTGCTGAGAACACCTACGTAGACCCGCGTGGGGCGCGTTACTGCCTCACTTGCAGGCGCAGGCGGGATAGGGAGCGCTATGCACGACAGGGAGGCGAACGATGATTTCCGAAAAATGCTCCTGCGGGGCAACCTTCGAGGTGGACTTCCGGTACGAGTCCAATGAGCGTGGGGCTGTGGAGGACTGGCGCAGCAACCACCAGCACAAGGCGTGGATCGAGGCTCCCAAGGAGGGTTTCGACTGGCCTCCTGACGAGTCCCAGACTGTAGCCCGAGACGTCCCCAAAGTGCAGCCCAGAGACTGGCGCTCAGACCCCATCCAGCATGGCTCGATCACCTCTGATCCCTCGCCCTACATCCTGCGCAACTACCTCGGTTGGGTGCCGGGAGAGGACTCATGGGTATGGGTGGGAGACGGTGATCAGCCCACCATCACTCCCCCATGGCCTCCGGGGTCCCAAGCCACTAACTCCCCCGCTCCATGGTGATCAAGGGCAGCACGCTGGACGCCCTGTGCAAGGAGGCGGGGCTGGAGCTCACCCGCGTGCTCTATGCGCAGATCACCCCCAAGGAGGTCACCTTCGAGGTCTACAGCGTGGGCCTGCACGACAGCAGGCTGGTCAGAGGCACAGGGGACGAGTGCTACTGCGTCACCCACTGGGTGAAGGTGCCAGTGGCGTGGTGACACCCCTGAGAGACTGGTCCTAGCCGGCAGGGTGAGGTGGGCATAGCCCTGTCGGCCTAGACCTAAGGAGAGCCATGGACGCATTCGGGGTAGACCGCGAGGTCTCCAAGGCCTTGTTCGCTCCCAAGAAGGACATGGGCATGGCGCTCAAGCCATTCCTGCCGAAGAAGCAGAGCGGGCTCAATACCCGGCTCTCCCTGCGCAAGGCACAGGCACGGGACAAGACCGCTCAGGTGATGGCCCAGCGATGAAGCTCTCGCTCAGGCCCCTGAAGGCGTTGGGGGAAGGACCAGGAGCAGCCAAGACTCCTGGAGCCGTCCTGCCTGCCTTCAAGAAGCCTGCTGCTCCCTACACGGGCTATGTCCATTACGACCCGCAGATCGCTGCCCAGAGGCAGCGGGCAGCCATGAAGGCCACCTTTAGCAAGCGCCTGCGGGTGAGCGATCGGCAGCTCAAAGAGGCTGCTGCCGTCACGGGAGGCCTCGCCACCGGCACAGGACTGGCAGCAACGGCCTACGAGCTCCATGAGCACGTCAAGGTCAAGCGGAGGCATGGGAAGACCACTCTGGTCCGCAAGGGGCTCACGGATAGCCCCACGACCCGGGAAGACAGCACCAGGGCGCACCTATGACCGATCTCAACGTCGTTGCCAAGGTCTCCCGGGGTCAGCTGGGCTTGGGTGACCTTGATATCAACGACCACTCCTCCTACGTGCTTGCTGGAGGGATGACCTTCGGGGGAGCGGTGCAGTGGAATCGCAAGCAGCTCGAGGTGCCCTGGGTGGATGGACAGGTCACGGTAGAGCGGCATCGCACCAACGTCACTGAGCCCCTGAGCGTCTATGTGGCCGGATCCTCCATCGCCGAACTGGATACCCGCCTAGGGACATTGATCAGTGCCTTCCATCAGGACAGGTTCACCTTCCAACTCGTCGTTGGGGGTGCCAACCACGCGTGGGACTGTGAGGCGGCCGACATCCAGCAGGTGCTCTACGACAACGTTCACGTCTACAACAGGTACGTCACCGTGACCTTTGCGGTGCCCCGCAAGCCGATCCCTCTAGCAGGGGCGTTCTAGGAGAGACCATGGGCAAGATCAGCGACGACTTCATCAACAACCTGCTGGACGTTGCCTTTGGGTCGGCCGTCAGCGCCTTCCCTGCGACCTACCACATCGGGCTGTCCAGCACTCTGCCTACCAATTCAGGGGGCAACATCACCGAGCCTGTGGGCAATGCCTATGCCCGGGTGAGCATTCCCAACGACGACACCAACTGGGGGCCGGCAGCTGCTCGAGGAACAACCAACCTGCTGACGGTCACCTTCCCCACTGCTACCCCAGCTGGATGGGGAGACATGACCCACTTCGTGCTCATGGATGCCGCTACCAATGGCGCCATGGTCGCGTGGGGAGCATTGAGCGCCACCTTGACTGTGGGTATTGGTGCCATCCCCACCTTCGACCCCGGCACACTGGTCATCACTGCTCCTGGGACGTAGTCCATGGCCCTTCTCGACTTCGAGACTGATCTGGGCACGCTGAGCCTGTTCTCCGGGCCAGGCACGCTCGAACTGTCCACGGACAATCCGCGCGCCAGCGCCAACAGCGCCAGACTCACCACATCGAATACGAATCCCAATGTCCTGCACGTGGACTATGCCGGGCTGGGCCTGTCCCCGGGCGTCCACATGGTCACCCTGTGGATGATCGCCGTGGGGACCAACTCCGCGCTGGCCTTCGCCAACCTCCCCGGCCTGTACTGGAACGACTCGTTCATCATCCTCCCCGAGCATGGCTGGCGCGCAGTGCGCATCCCGATGTGGATCGCCGACCCAAGCGCCTACTTCCTCGACCTTCAGGTGACGATGAGCCCCGGCGCAGCCCTGCATATCGGCGCCATCCTCATCGAGCCCCTTGCCGACTACGGGCTGAGTGCAGAGTCTGGGGACAAGGACTGGACGTACGTGGGCGTCTCCACTGACTACGCCCACACGGGCACGCACTCGTACGTCCCTAGCAACGCCTTCCCAGTTCCCGAGGTGGAGTTCTGGTCGTTCCCGGGCATGACCACGACGGTGGGGGTATGGGCGTACGTGCCCTCAGGAGGCACTACCGAGGCCCGTCTGGTCATGAACCCCTACGACTGGTCAGGGGCATCCCCGTGGGTGACGAACACCCTCACTGACACGTGGGAGTACATGGAGCTGTCCTTGGGGCCAAGCCACACGCTGGTGGACACCGGGTGCTTCCTGACCTTCGGGAGGGCAGGAGACGACACCATCTACTTCGACGACGTCTCCATCTCTTACTCCGGGACGCTGTCGAGCACGTACGTGGACCAGACCTTCGAGGTCCCGCCCTTGGGCGCGAACATCCTCGACAACAATCTCCTGAACTCGATGTTCTATATCAACTGGTACGGCCCACCGGTCATCACCGAGATCGTTGACACGATCGTCCAGAGCGGGTCGCAGTCCATGCTCGTCACCCTTCCCGCAGACCCGACTCCCGCAGGTCCGGGCTATGGCTACTCTCCGTACCTCTCCTTCTATCCCAACGGCAGGCTGATCCCCGGACAGGAGGACATCACCTACACGGCCACCGTCTACGTCCCCTCGGGCAATTCCCCGGTTACGTTCGGCGTCTATGACGAGACCAATACGGAATCGTGGACCCGCATCTCCTCAGCGACCACCACGGCATTCGACGCATGGCAGGACCTGACCATCACCGTGTCCGCAGCCGACTTCGGGTTATCCAACTTGGACAGCATCTTCATGGCCTCGGACACGGTCGAGGGGACGGTGTTCTACCTCGATCGCATCACTGCGGGGATGAGCGTCCCCGACCCCAGTGGCATCCAGATCCCCATCGAGGTGTCGGGATCGGTGCGGTTGCTGGTCTCCCCCGAGTACGCCTCTGGCAGCCTGTCCGTTCCTGTGGAGCTGACGGGCAGGGCGCATCTGGCGGGCATCAACTACGCCTCGGGCACGATCTCAATGCCCATCGACGTGGATACCTCGGGTGGCTCTTTGATCGTCTCTGGGGCAGTCAGCGTGGACATGGACGTGCGTGGGTATGCCCGCGTGCGAGTCAAGCTGCCGCCCAAGCCCCTGCCACCGCCTCCTGAGGCAGCCGGAAACTTTCCGATGCCCCAGAGCGGTGGACTGACCATCAGGGCACTGGCAGGCAAGACTGTGACCATGAACACCCCGGTGATCGTCGATGGGAAGCCCACATGACCTGGGGCTACAGCGAGACCACTGGTGAGTTCGGCATCTTCGCCGTGTGGGTGTGGG